TTATAATATTCGTCTTGCTTTATCTTTATTTCTTTGCCACAGCTCCAGCACTCTACAATTTTATTCATGGTCTAATCTCCTTTTTTAATACTTGAATTGAATAGTTATAAGTTAATTGTAAGCAATGTGGCTGTGACATGTGTGACAACATATATTTGTTTAAGTTCTTCTCTTGTCAAGTCGCCACCCCCTTTATGTACTCCGGTATATTAATATCTTGCCTTGGTTGTAATCTTAGCCAAAAATCATGGTAACTAAAACAGGTGTTATATCCTTTGCCTTTGCATAAGATAAAGTTAGGATAAAATGCTGCTACTTTTAGTCTTGGCGGGTCTTCGTCTGCTCTTTCGAATATGCGGATGGTTTGTCCGATTTTTACTTTGCGTATTACTACTTCCCTTATTTGCTCAAATGTTATCCTTGGTAACATAGTCCATACCACCTTCCGCCATTATTCTAATTTCGCCTAGTTTTGCACACCACTTCTTTGCTTCGCGCTCCCAGTAGTCACGTTCTGCCTTTAATTCGTTATCTCTATTTATTTGCATTAAACACATTGTTGTTATGCTTACTGCTGCACCTATTATAATTCCGATAAATAACATAATACCTTCTCCTTTCTGCTGGATTTAATTAAACTCATGTTTCTTAGAGGCTTGCCTTGTAACGCAAAATTCATATTCTACAAAATAATCTCTATTTTTTATTGTCCTTGCCAGATTTGGTAACGACATTGTTGTCGGTGGCAAGTTCAATCTTCTTTAATATTTCCTGCATACGCTTCCTCCTTCTTTAAACAATGCCACACTGTATCAGTATCGTTACCCTCAAAATGTTCTACATATCCGTATTTACAACAAGGACAATATGACATTTCTGGCATGATGCAATTATTCTTTATTTCTTGCTTATTCATCCTTACCACTCCAATCATCATCAATTCTTTGACCGCATTCGTTGCAGTATTGCATATATTCTGGCTTGTACATTGCTTCTGTATAGTATCCGATATAGTTATTACAAACGGGGCATAGAATTTCACTGTTAAATCCGTAATCTTCGCTATACTGCTTTTCTTCTTCTATCGGTTTCTTCGGTATTTGCTTTTCTAGTGCTTTTGCAACTTCATCAGCTACCGTCAAAGAAAAACTTCCATCCTCATACATTGGCTTAATGACTTTTTCCTCGATAATCTCCCAGTTTTCTTTTATGATGTTATTCATCCTTGACCTCGCTTTCCTGTGACTCACAATTTCCTATGCATTGTCCTAACGACACATTTTCAAAACTATCTGTAATTTCACAATGTAGTAGCACTTCTCCAAGTTCGTTGGTTTTGCCACTTAACGCATGATTACATTGCCACATTGCTTCGTTCACTCTTTGTTTGTCGCTTGTGCCTTCCTCTAACTTCTCAACGATTAACCTATATGCTTTTCTCTGTATTTCAAAATCCTCTTTCTGTATTTCCATATCTGCCAAGTCGCCTAATTGCTTTTTAAAGATTATATTTTGTCTGCGTAACTGGATGTGATTCTGTGTAACCCTAATTATTTGGGTTAATACTAATACTGTTGTGATTATTGCTAAATATGTATTCATTTGACAGCTCCTTTCAGTATTTCAATAACCTTTTCTACATCAATTACATAATTATCTTCATCAGTTACAGAGTCGTAGATATATCTTTCACTTTCTTCCAACTGCTCCACAACCTTATCCACATCATAGGCGGTGGGGATGTCCTCTATTTCCTTATGTAAATCAGCATTAAGTTCGAGATACAAGTCGCATAAATCACATAGCTTATTAAATTTTTCCCGTTTTGGAATTTCGTCAACTTTTGTTTTAAAAAATTCCTTTATAATTTTTTCTACTGCTTTTCTGCTAATTAAATCACTCATGGTTATACATCCTCCACTATCGCATATCTGCCATTAAATCTGGCTAATTCTATTATTTCTCCTTTATAATCAATGTGCTTTTCGAGGTCACTTTTCACTTTTTTATAGACCGCTATTGCACTTCTGTAGTTCCAAATCTTCTGATTATGCCACGGCTCACCGTTAATCAGAATTTGCCAATAATGTTTCTGCATGCTATACCTCCTAATAAAACTTTAACAGTAACTGCCTTATCTTTTTTGCATTGGCTTTAATAATGGATTGCTTAGGTGCTCTTTCAAACCCATAAGGCATATATTTGTCGTACCACCATTCATCTTCTCCACACTGTCTACATTCGTCCTCTGCTTTTGCTCTAGCCTCTTCATAAGACTTGTTGTAATTTTGCTCTGCTTCAATTTCATCTAATAGATATCTGATTATTTTTAATTCTTCCATGTTATCCCTCCTCGTAATAATCTCCAAATTCTTTTATTAATTGCTTAATCATTAAGTTTTTAATTCTTGTAAAATTTCCTTTTATAACTACGTCCATATGTATGTTCCAAATTTGCTCTTTTGTAAGTGATGGATTGTTCTTTGACTTTCTGTCATCCGCATTATCCATGTGATATAGTAAAAACATTTCAATATCTTCCTTTGTTGCAGTCATGTCTAATTTCATGTTATCCCTCCTGACATTCTGGGCAAACATCCTGCCATTCACCCTTGTATTTTTCGCTTTTCCAACCTGTTTCTTTTTTATGTGCTACTGCGTTTTCAAAGTCTAAGAATCCGTCTATCTCTTCTCCGCAGATGTCACATGTTAGCGATACGCCTACTTTGCCTAGTTTAATCATTGTTTACCTCCTATCCAATCCTCTAATTTAATTTGGTTATCTTTAGGTAGCACTAGCATTTCCTCTTGTGCTCTCCTACAAAATTCCTTTGATATTTCAAATCCGTAACTATGTCGGCCTAATTCCATGCAGGCTCTTAACGTTGTTCCGCTCCCTGCACATGGGTCAATTACTACATCACCGGGGTCCGTAAATATTTCAATTAGTCGTTTAAGCACTGTTACAGGCTTTTGAGTTGGATGGATTTTAGGATATATTTTTTTATTGTCCCTCTGCCACTCAAACCAGTTAAATATCATCTTCCCATTGTTGTTAAACTTCGGTAGCTTGTCCCGGTATAAAACCACTGCGTGTTCTGTCGCACCGACTATTTTCATATTGGCTTTTAATACTTGTGCCGAATAGTTTTTGATAAAGAATATCGGGTAACTTTTAGGAAAGCCGTATTTCTTACCAGTCTCTATAACCATGTGCATTTGGTCGAATGCGCAAAATACAATCATTGCTGGGGCTTTCCCTCGCTCTTTAGGCTCTTTTTTAAGCAACTTACTACAAAAGTGCATATATTCAACTATGTTGAAGTTGCTATCGGTGTGAAAGAATTGCTTGCCTGCTTTTTTGCTTTCGCCTTTTTTGTTATCTCCGTCTATGTACCATTCTGTACTGCTTGCATATGCATTCTTCCCCAGGTTATAGGGTATGTCGGCTATAACTAGCTGTGCCTTGGGAATACCGTATCTTTTGTAGTTTTGAAAATTATCGTTGAATAACTCTGTTTTTATCTTCATTGGCACTCACCTGCCCATTGTTCAGCCATTGCTTTTGCTATTCCAGGAAATGTTTTACTTCTTATTTTCGCTGTTCTTGGGTCATTCCAAGAAAGTATTTTCCCTTTCTCGTCAGTCGCATAATGTGCGCTTGCCCCTACAGAATAACCACCGTCTAAAATTTCACCCGCGTCAACAATCTTTGTCGCTTGTAGTAAAGGTAATCCTTTTAACCATAAACAAGTCTTTTTTCTTGCTCTATCACCAAACTCGTATGGCTGTATCGTCTGAGATGGTTTTATGGGAAAACCGTATTTGCGTTGTAAATCTGGAAAATGTTTACTGATATATTTACCGCTTATTATATTAACTGGATTTTCTACTGCAATTTTGCCACATTCAGCGTTTAATATCGCCATAAAAAATTCTATTGCTTCTCTTTGCCTTCCATCCTTGCGTTTTTTTTCAAAATGAGCCGCCCCGCTTACTGTTAAATGTGTACATGGAGGAAATGCTATTATCATGTCCCATTTACCATTTATAAAACGACCCTGCGAATCCATTGTTTTAAAAACACAGTTTCCATTTAGTAATGGCGATACATCCTGTAATATATGCCATTCAGGATGCCCCCCACTACAAGGTTCAATATCACAACTATAGGCTTCATGTCCTAATTTTCTTAACTCAATTGTTACCGCCTGGCTTTCTTCACAAGCTACTAATATTCTCATTTTCTTCTTTGGAGTAAAGACGTCTTTATCGCTGGCCAGCAAACCTCTTACACTCCTTTCTTTTATGATTATTTATTTTTCTTGAAGATAATCATATTCTTCTTGTGTCCATTTTTTCTTGTGCCTCACTTAAATCACCCCTTCGCTGACACCACATAGGACTTGTTGCGCATGTCCTGTTTACTATCCTTTTAGCCGCCAAGCACAACAAAACATCTTTACCCGTGGTGTTTATTACTGTTATACAGTTGTCACAGTCCGTACATCTTGGGGCTTTATAGTTAAGATTTGTTCCGCCTTGTGTGACCCGTGACTGTATTCCCCGGGATCTCATAAAGGCATACACTGCACTTTCTTCTACATAATCCTCAAAATATTTTTGTATGCGTTCTGCAATTCCCAGCACTGTCATACCGGCGGCCGCATATTCGGTTATTTCGTTAAGATACGGGTCAAATTTGGACTTCTTTCTACGCATTATATCGCCTCCACATATTTAACCCATTTACCGTTTACTTTTTCTTTAACTATTTTTCCTTTGCCGGTTTTTAATAGTTCGGCTGCTTTTCTCATGTCGTTCCATTGCTTTTTTAAGTCTGCGTTTATCGTGCTTTCCAGCATGATTTCTCCGTCTTTTTCCATGGTATATCTTTTTCTAAAAACATGACCACATGCCGCATAGCTGTATACAGACCGTTTTGGTATGTTAAGTAGTTCGTGTACTTCTCTGACCGTCAATCCCTTTGCTATTTGTTTGCCATTATCAAAAACTGTAAATGTGTTCATAATTTACCTCCTATAATCCTTTATTGATAAGCTTCCGTTCTATTTCCGACATTTCCATAACTGAATATTCACGTTGTGGAAAGTTGTTGAACTTGTTAGTAGTTTTGGACTTGCTTACGGATAATTGACTATCCCTTTTCTCCCATGTCCTTATTGCAGCTTTCCAATCTTTCATTTTGTTTTTACCAACCATCCAACCTTTACTTTCATAAAAGTCTATAAATTGTTCTGCATTAACATTGTTGTTACGTTGCTTACAATATTCTTTCACTTCTTCGATAGAGGGTGGCACAAATCGTTTCGATTTTGTCCTATTATTTATATCTATATCTTTATCTTCTTCTATATCTATATCTAGGGAGTTAACATTAGCTTTACTGTTAGATTTACTGTTAACTTTACCGTTAACATTGCAAGCTATTTGCTTTTGCTTTTCCCTGTATTTTTGCATGTATTTACGCATGTATTCCTTACGCTCTTCTAGTTGGTCCAGCGTTTGATGTTTACTCCAATTTGGTATTGTAATAACATTTTCCACCCTTTCAATCATGCCGAATTGTTCAAATGTGTTTAAGGCTAATCTTACTGTGTTTAGAGGTCGGCGAAATATCGTTGCAAGCATTTCTTCTGTGTAAGGGATTTTATCATTCATTATAAAAACCCCACCATTATTCATTTTCCCTGCCAAACATAGAAGCTTAAACCAAATAACTATAATTGCGTCATGCTCTGGCATACTTTCGATTAGCAATATTTTTTCATCGTCAAAAATATCAGTAACTATTTTAATCCATTTAACATCTGCCATTCGCCCACTCCCTATATATTTCTATCCAAGCTGTTAAAGGCATTGTTACAAGCCACTCGCAATGATTTTTTCTGTGGAATACTGCGGGTAGCTTAGGCCAACCAAACGGTAAATCTTCAAAATTGCTATCCCTTTTAGCTTGGTCTACTGCGTCATATATGTTTAATCTTTCAACTCGTTTGACTTCGATATGTATTCCATCAAGCCCAACAACATCTTCTCCCCCTATGCCAGAATATTGTTGCCCTCGTCTGCAATCAAATCCGTATTCTCTTAGTTTCTTAGCAAGTTCTCTTTCGCCTTGCGCTCCTTTACGTCTACTGTTAATCTTACTCATTCCGCCTCCTTTCCCCGGGGTTTTTACACCCCGGAAGTCAATCTATCGGATAAGGAAGTTATAGCTCTTGTGATATGTTATACTTCCTTGAGGTGCTAAATTTTAGTTTAGTAGCTAAACGGGACTACAAGTCTTGGTTCTCCAATGAATCTACTTATTATCTGGCAATAGATATCTACTCGACTGTCACCCATAAACATATAGCCATCCGGTTTTATATACCCTTGATATGCTCTGCCCTTGCAGTTACACCATTGTTTTAAATTGCTTTTACATGTTGGATAAGGGTCAAATAATCTAGTTTCTCCATCTGCATATGTTCTGTCTTTGTAATGTTCGATGCTAAGCGTTCTCTTTTCTCCCAAAATCACTTGCACCAATACTCTCAATTCTTCTTCTATCTGTGGAATTAAAGCCTTGTCTTTGAATATCCTAGCCTTCCACTCAATACTATCTCTATCTTCTGGTTGCATATATCTCCTTTCCGTGCTTACCGCACTAAATCTTAATTTTGTTTACATATAACTCTTGCCAAACTCAATTATAAAATCTGCTCTAGTCCCGTAATGGTTTTCAAAATACTCCTGCGCCATCCGTTTAAATTTAAGGTCTAATTCTCGGTTAAAATGCACTCCGTCATTGCTCATGTTGTGCCAACGTGGATGTAATGGTATGACAAAGCCGTACTTTTCGCTTCGTTTACGGTTGCTTGCGCCGAATATATGATGTATATGTACAATGTTTGACCCGCATATGTAACAGTGGCTTAAATCATCTGTAAAGACGCTATAAAGCTTTTTCAATATTTACACCCCACTGCTCTTTTATTCTTTGTAATTCAGCCGGAGGAAGTGTTTCTATGCCTAATTCCTTGCACTCACTTATAACCCCATCTAGCAATATAGAAAAGTCTTTTGTGTCGTAAGTTGAGGATCCGTAATAACATAACATCTGTACTGCCTTGGTACCGTTAACATCTATTTCTCCAATTTCTTCACATTCTCGCCACTGCTTCTTTACTGCTTCAACCGCTCCAGGTTTAACCACTATGTAAGTAAATTGACCGTATCTTTTAAGCATTTGGAGATATACGGACCATTTATCGGTCTGCAATACCTCCGCTAATTTCTGTAACAGCACCCAAAGATAAGCATTAGCGTCTAAGCTGCGTTTTTCTCGGTATTGCACTGCCTTTATCCTAAGTTTCTTACAGTTCTTTAACTTCTCGTATTCCGGCAATACAGTTGTATTTTCATTGACTGAAAATGTAATCAGTGTTTCGCCGCTTACAAAATCGTTGGATATACCCTTTATTTGTCCAGTAAATTCCATAACATCATTCCTTGTTTGGAAGCTGCTTCAACATCTCTATACATTCAAGCAAATCCGTTGATTTGATATATTTTGCATTCGTAACTTTATACTTGTCCAAAAACCATTTAAGCGATTTGCCTGTGCGCTGAATTTCCTTATGAAACACTCCTACAAGTTCATCATGCTTGTATTCTTCTTTTTTGGAATTATCCATACTATCTGCGTCCTTATTATCATCAATGCAAAACAATCCGTTTAAAGCGTATTTACGGGCATATGATGATGTTGCTCCTGTAACTTGACTGGCGTCCATACCTTTTTTGGATTCTTCTTCCCTTGCATAGGCTACATTTTCAATAAAACTCTCACTTTCGCAGTCTAATAGTTTTGCGGTAGCCTTTACATAGTAGCGGTCGCCAATTTGTATTATTTCATCCGATACGGTTAATACCGTCTTGGTTTCTTTTAATAGCGGCTTTACACCTTCTTGTATATCTTCACAACTCCGATAATGGTATTTACCAAACGAATTATATTGATTTTTAGGTGCCTTTAAATTAGATTGTATGTACTGTAATTTTTCTAACAGAGTCATATCATCACCTTATCCTTAAACTTTCCGACTGTTCTAATCGTGCAAATGGCAGTTTATGCTCTTTTAAAATTTCTTTAATTGCCTTGGTGTCAATCTTAGGCTCTTGCGGTATTAAGTATTCTTCTGGTACTTCCTCCGGCTTATCTATTACTAGTCTTGGTGGATTCTTTTGGATGTTAAAATTAAATAGGTCGGTTTTAAATTTGGTCTTGCCGGTTATAAACATGGCATTTTGTAAGGCTTCTTTCATGGATTTAATATTGTTTTCTATTGCGGATTTTCGCTTGCTTAATCGTTCGATTTCGTTCTTTAAAAGGTCTGCCTTACCCTCTAATTCACGGATCACCTTTGCATAACCATCCGCTTTTATTTCGATTTCTCCGTCAAGCCCTTCCAACGTGTCGGCTATTAACTGCTTGTCCAATTCTTCAGATTCTGCTAATTCTAGTAATTCTCTGTATTGTCCTGTGAGTTCATACAGGGTAACCATTCATATTCCTCCTTTTCGTATTCTCTTTGCATTCGCTTTCTTAATCTATTTATCCGTTCTTGTTCATGTTCGTTATATTCGCAAATGTCTAGGTTGTCCGGTATATACATTAGATCAGCCCCTTTAGATATTCCTCTGCTTCGTCTATGCTGTCCATGCCGTAACTTTTTTTACCGTCTGCACATAGGTATAGGCAGCGGTCTGGCTCAATATCTTTATCCCATCCGTTTAAATACACAGTGACGTCAAATTGACCAAAGCTTACATGTGGATGGTATCTAAAAAAACAGTCATGTCCTTTTTTCTTGGCCTCCATACATAAATCCAAAATATTGTAAATTCTTTCTCTGCTCATTGCTTTACCTCCAATTCTGTGCTAAAATGTACTTGTGATATTGTTTATGAGCCTTTCCGGAGTTGCCGCTCCTAGGCTCTTTTTTAATCACTCCATTCACTTGCTACACACTCCTTATTGATATATCCAACACAGACAAGCTCTATCGCTGTGGTTATAATTGCCCCGACTAAAAACATTGGCATTGATATAACTTTATTGGCGCATGCCATTGTTAAAAGGGTTAAGATGGCTATGCCAGTAAATGCTCCAAGAGTGGCTAAGAGTCTTTTAAGGTGTTTCATGGCTTGTCCTCCTTTATATAACTACCTTAAATTTAATTTGTGAGTTAATATTCTCAATTTCCTCTTCTAGTGCTAGTGGTAACCTGTAGTTATTTACAATTTCGATTGCATAATCACATTGGCTCCGCTTGATCGCTTTGTAGCTACTAACCCCAAACTCTCTTTTAAGTTGTCCATGGATATCAGAGTAGACTCTGCCACGCAAGGACTTGTCCTGATAAGCATTGCTATCTTTACCTCCTAGGCATTTAACTCCTTTTGATTTAACCGCAGTGGTTATTCTGTCACATTCGATTGCAAGTAAAGGCATGTCCTTTTTAAAGGATTGCAGTTCATCGGCAACATCATCAATTTTTTCGTTAACTTCTAGTAATGCTTGTTGGGTAAGTTGGAGTTGCTCGATTGCTGTTAGTGGTTTCTTGGCTCTGAAATATGTATCTACTAAGTGGTCATATACTTCCCAAGCTTTATCTGTGTTGAGGGATTTTGCATGTAAGAAGGCTCCTTTTTCCGTCCAGAGATATAATTTATTTACGTTTGGCGAAAGGTCAATTTGTCCGTTTGCTCTAAATTCTCTCAACTCTTCACCTTCAAGACATATGTAGTGCTTACCTTCTAAATATCTTTCTTTGTTTCTGTTAAAGTTTTTGGTTATGGTGTCTGTGGTTGCTTGGTAGCTTTCAGCTAATTGTTGTGTAGTTAATACTCTGATATCTTTAAATTCTGTAACTATTAATTTATTCAATTACATTCCTCCTTTGATTAAGCAGTTTTTGTCTCAGTTTTAATTTTTTTTACTTTTATAGATACCTTTACGTTCTCCCGTCTTGAAATAATTCTTGCTATGGCTGCATATACTTTTTCCGGATCAGCCGATGTTTTTTCGTAGTCCATTTATCACCACTCCTAGTTCTCATTATTAATTTTCACAAACTTAAAATTGCGATTTATGCCACAAAACAATGCTAGGTCTATGCCGAGAAACAGGCACAGTTTAACGGCTGTGTCAATGTCAATTTTTCTAGTCCCTGCTTCATACCCAGAAATAGTATTGCTTTTTACTCCAAGTATGTCTGCCACATCTTTTTGTAATAAGCCTTTAGTTATCCGAGCTGTCTTTATTAATTCTCCACGCTTTTTCCAGATATCATCGTATCCTTTCACTTTTACACCCCCTCTCATAATATGTTAATTTTTTCAGTTTTTCACAAAATTTCTGTTGACATTTCGCAGATTGCGATTTATAATATAAAAAGAGTTGCTTAATACATAGTACGCCCCAGTACTATGGATAAAAATAAGGTATTGATATAACGCATTGTGTTTTGTTGTTAGTGTAACTTTATTATAAATCTCACTATGCGATTTGTCAATACCAAAAATGCGATTTTTTTAATTTACTTTTAAGGAGGAAATATAAACAATGAACATAGGTGAGAGATTGATAAAATTAAGGGAGGAAAAAGGCTATTTACAGCGAGATGTTGCGGAAAAAGTTGGCATAGCACCAAACACATTAAGTGGGTATGAGAGAAACCTAAGAAGTCCAGACCCCGGCACGCTAGTAAAGTTGGCAAACTTTTACGGTGTCTCAGTAGATGATCTCTTAGGTATTGAAACAAGCAACATATATTTAAGCTTAGCAAGGGAGGCTGAAATTAACGGTATTGATCCAGAAGATATAAGGTTGGCTATTGAGACGATTAAAAAACTTAGAGGGGGGAATTAATTTGGTGAGATATCTTACTAAAAGACAGTTATACTCACAAATACACCAGTATAAACAAGGTCTGGGGCTAGATCATAATGATTATAGATTTAACATGTTGCATATATGTAAACAAAAAGGTATTTTACTTGAACAAATTCCTTTTAGCACTAAACATTTAAGAGGGATGGCAGCTATTGGCTCCGTACCGGGAGAAGATGTTATTCTTTTAAATAGTAATCGGAGTAATACAGAGCAAAATTTTGATTGCGGGCATGAGTATGTACACTTATGTTTACACAGGCGCTTGGAGAAAAGGGTCTTCAATTGTTTAGACGTCGTCTGCGTCAAGCAAGATGAGTATATAGAGTGGCAAGCCAATGAAGGTGCTGCCGAAATGCTTGTTCCGTTTGGAGTTCTGCTTCCTTTGATAAAAACTGGACCTTTTAGCATGGCAAACCCATACGATATAGCTTACCTTAAGGATTACGCTGCCGATATGTTTAATGTTACAAGAACGGTTATTGAATACCGCCTAGAAAGCTTAAAGTATGAAATTCATCAATATATAAATGGTATACCATTGCGTGACATAAAAATGCTCTCATTATCACAACAAAAAAGACAAAAAATTAATATTAAGTCACTTAATGATATAGAAAAGGAATTGAGAGACCTAAGGACGTATTCGTTGCCCAGATCCAGCTTTATAAACTTTGATAGTGCATTTATTTAAGAAAGGGGTATTTAATATGCAAAAGGATAAAACATTAAAAAGAGTAGCCCTTTATCTAAGAGTCAGCTCCGATAAGCAAGCTAAAGTAGGCGATAGCCTTCGCGAGCAACTGGAAACTCTGCAGGCCTATGTGGATAAGCGCCCAGATATGATTGTCTTTGACACCTATATAGATGATGGCATTTCTGGCCAGAAACTGGCACGAGACGAATTTACACGTTTAATGGATGATGTGAAAGCAGGCAATATTGACATCATTATCTTTACTAAACTGGATCGTTGGTTTAGATCGCTTCGACACTACTTAAATACACAGGCAATTCTTGAAGTGCATGGCGTAACTTGGACCGCTGTATCTCAACCGTATTTTGACACCTCTACAGCTCACGGCAGAGCATTTGTTGCCCAGTCGATGACTTGGGCAGAACTAGAAGCACAAAACACATCCGAGCGCATTTTGTCTGTATTTGATAGCAAGGTTAAAAACGGAGAAGTTATTTCTGGTACAACTCCATTTGGGTATAAAATTGTTAATAAACGCTTGGTTCCTGATGAGAATGCCAAGCTTGTTGTAGAAATCTTTGAGCGTTACAGACAAACATCTAGCCTTATGGATGTAATGAAGTATATGCGTGAGAAATATGGATTTGACAGAACCCCATCAACCTATCGGAGAAGTATTTTAAAAAATCGTAAGTATATAGGCGAGTATAGGGATAATAAAAACTACTGTGAGCCAATTATAGACAAAGATTTATTCGAAGAAGTGCAACGTCTTTTGGCAAGGAATATCAGATCAAATAAGAAACATGACTATCTCTTTTCTTGTTTGGTTCGTTGCGGGGAATGTGGCTCTGCAATGTCTGCTCATCAGATACATGGCTTGGGTCATAGGAGGCTTGATGGCACCAGAAAAAAATATAAAAGAAGCGGATATCGGTGTAAAAAATGTTTTGATCAGAGGATGTGCCATAACAAAAAAATACTGTATGAGACCACTTTGGAAAAATACCTAATATCTCATTTGAGAGAAGATTTATTGCAATACATTACAGAAACAGAAATAAAATCTGCGCCTATAGTAAATATTACTGCAAAAAAGAAAAAGATAGAAGACAAAATAGAAAAATTAAAAGACCTCTATGTCAATGATTTAATAACTCTTGACGAATTTAAAGTCGACAGAGCCAAATACTTGGAGCAACTTAAAGCCCTGCCGCAGTGCCAACCTACTAAAAAAGATGTTACGCATTTAAAACGCTTGGTAGAAAGTGATATTGAGGAAATTTATAAAACGTTTACTTTTGCAGACAAGGTAGAGTTTTGGAGATCAATACTGCATGAAGTGAGATTCTATGCGGATCGCACAATTAAGCCCATTTTTGCATGAATAAACGATATAGTACTAATGACGCTTGTCCGGTAGGCTATGCATTGTTAGTACTATATCTATTCGCCTTGCAAATGCAGGGCTTATTTTTTTGTGCAATTTGTATGTTTTATAAAGGAAAGTTTGTGCAATATTTCTTAAAAAATACATCAATTTACTGTTGACAATGATAATGGTATAATGGTATAATGGTATCAAGATAAGAAGTTAAGAAATAAACCACACGCCCCATGAGGGCAGAAAAGGAGAATGAACATGAATAAAGAAAAAATGATGGAATTAGTTGATAAGATTTGTGAGGAAGAAGGATACAACGACAGCCCGGCGTACGACCTAATATATAGTGAGTGCTGCGAAGGCAGAAGCGAAGCAGGCGCAGAAGAAATGATAAGAAATATGTTAGCGGAATACAATAATTAACTCGTCCGAGCGAGTATAAATAGTCCTTAGGCTCGGAGCGTTGCCCCTAGTGGGGCAGGTGGTACTAAATAAAACAAGGGGGTAACAAAATGAAAAGATTTGAAATAAGACTAAGTAAAGAACTACACGAAAAGTTAAGAGAAGAAAGTTTTATCACTGAAAAAAGTATGCATGAAATTGTAATAGAACTAATAGAGGAACATTACAATAAAAAGGAGGAAAAGAAGAAATGATAAATGACCCATATGATTATGCCATAAAAAACAATCTAGTAAAAGCAGACAAAGATGGGACAATCTATAAAAGGTATTTAAATGGCGAAATGAAGAAAGCCAAACAATCCACTGTATCAAGTGGGTACAAAGTTATAAATATAATCATAGGGGGCAAGACAAGAAACTTAGTAGCACATAGGATTGTGGCAAAAACTTATATTCCTAACCCAGAAAACAAACCCCAAGTAAACCATATTGATGGAAACAAGCAAAATAACCATGTCAGTAATTTGGAATGGTGCACTGCTAAAGAAAATGCACATCACGCAATATACGAACTTGCTCCTAAGTGCCCTGATTGTGGTAAAAATACAAGGACATCTGATGGTATATGCCCTATATGTAGAGTTGAAAGATATAGACAAAAAAGAGAGAGGAAAATACAAAACCTTGACAGAGAAATAAAAAGAATAAAAGCCAAGGATATGAGTATAAAGGAAAGAAATGAGATAATTATTCATCTTGCAAAAAAGGGATGTTCCCTGCAGAAAATAGGGAATAAATTTGGAATATCAAAGCAGAGAGTATATCAAATAATTACAGATACAAATTAGAAAAGGAGGATTTATTAATGAAATTAGTAGAATTAAATGAGGGAGCGAGAACGGAACTAGCAAGCGGTACATTACAGGAGATAGTCGAATATTTAAAAGCCAACCCGGGCGTATACGAGTGGCAGAACGACAACGAATTAGAAACCCAAACATTAATGGGTGAGGACAGATATCAAGCAAATTTAGTAGAGTTAGAATTGGACAACATCGAAACATTAAGGGAATTAGAGTGTGAACTGAGCAAACTTGACCTTGGCTGGTGGAGATTGGAGATAGAATAGTTTATCATAGGAGTCTCAATCTCATAAAATCGTTTTTAAGGCGGGTACGGTTTAAATTAACCAAATACCCGCCTTTTATATTATCGTTTGTATTTCCCGCCAAAACAAAGCCACATCTACGCCTTTTTGCCTTCTGTCAAGGCTTGTCTAGTAGATTTGCCGGCTCTTGTGCCATCATCTCTCAAATGCTTTCCCCAGCCTAACTGATCCCAATAAACCAATACACCTATTCTTGTTTTTGGGCCATAGTCACCGTCTACCTTAAGCTTAGGCAACCAATTCGGCAATACTGCATTCAGTTTTGCTTGTAGCCACTTTATATCTTCTTTGGATGTTTTCGGAGTAATGGTCTTTGCCGGGATATAGCTTTCCGGTATGTATTTAAATCCAATATATTCGCATAATCCTCTGGCTATCTCAACAGCACATTCTTTCCAAAACTGCTCGCTAGCCATTAACTCGGTAGCTTCTCTTAAGTTCGTCATAAAGGCCAGTTCTACAAGTATTGCTGCCTTTACATCCATATTATTGCAATTACACATTGCTAATGAAGAAGATGTAACGCCCCTGTTTTTTTGCTTTGTGCCTTGAGTTAAGTGCTTAAGTACAGTTTCGGCTAGCTTTTTGCTTCTGTTCTGGTACCTGTTATGGATATATATACCAATGCCCTCGGCAGAGTTAAAGCTCTTGCCATCACCATAAGCATTAAAATGTATAGATACACTATAATCACAGTTGGCCTTAGCTATAGCTCGTTGTCTTTCAGCTAAAGGTGTATCTGGATCATCAAATGCATTGTTATCATTCCAGCCGGTTCTAAAGGTTTCAAAGCCACATCTTTTTAATTCCTGTTCTAATAAAAAAGCAACTCCTACATTTGCTATATGCTCCCGGAATTGCTCTCCTTTTTTTACAGTTAGTTTGTTATTGATTTTTATTTCCCTGGGAAACGGAGGGGTTCTCTTGCCGGCCGTGTTGGTACCGTGTCCAGCATCAATATTAATCTTAATTGCCATCTGCACCATCTCCTTTTATGGTTGCCTTATCTTCTACCTGCTTCTGCACGTTTTTAACAAGAGGCTCTAAAAACGGAGGAATCGGACCTCCGATATCTTTTATGTTTTCTAGTATGCTTATAAGCTCGTTACAAATTAACCATATGGCAGCAGCACAAGCAAATAAAAACATTACCGGAAGTGATTTACCCACCATTTCCCCCGCATATATGACTAGCCAATCAATTAGTGCTCCTACCAATATCAGTAACCACATAGATACTTTTTTTGCAATGCCTCGGAAACTCTTATAACTGTTTATGCGCTCATCCCTATACTTGCTTGCTACCAATCCTGTCCCATAGTCAATTAAATTGCACAGCACTAATATAAAAACTGGTATAGCAAGTACCCCAATCCATCCGGTCAGCACTGCCAAGAACGCTGTGAGCCACGCCTTAGCTTTGTTTGTGTTTTCCATTTCTCTACCCTCTTTCTTTTTGATAATAAAAAAGAGCCTTTCGGCTTAAATTAAAAGGCACCCTGGTGGATGCCTTTGGTACAATATTGATTACTGTATAAAGTTTGTGCAAATTGTGTCCACTCCTCTGTCTAAAAATTCTTGTGCTAAATCCTCATCGTCAATAGTAAATGCCAGTAAGTACAAGTTATTATCTTTTATTCTGTCAATCATATCATCTGTGAGTACGGTATGATTTACTGCCATAGATACTATTTTATTATCCTTGCAAAACTTAATTACATCTTCTAATTCGTCTGCAATTCTACTTTTATAAGTAAAATATTGATAATACTTAAAATCATAAATCTCTTTAATTGCAAAGTAGGCAGTTTCAGATGTAAACTGCATTAATATTCTGTCTAATATTTGCTCATCATAATCTGCTAATTCAACTAGCTGCGTAACTGCCCTTTTAGTTCTTGCTCTACCAAACTTTTTTAAATCTATTTCTACTAATAAGTCAGGATATTCTTTCATAATCTCTATTACAGTGCTAGCATCTATAGTGTCATATTTACCATGTATTCTCCAACTCATAAACTCATCATAAGTCGGTGCTTTGCCATCTGTATATTCTATTCCAGTTGCTTCACATGTGTTTTTATCCCACCCGTGGGAGCATACCAGTTTATCATCAGATGTTAAAGTCATATCCACTTCGATAAACTTATAACCATTATCAATAGAGTTCCTAATTGCTTCTTCTGTGTTGCTGTAGATATTGCCTTCGTATCCTCCACCTGCATGAGCCATATACTTCTTCTCAAAAAAAGGTGGGATAACTTTTATAGGACAATGCAACTTAATTATATCCTTGCTTGGTAAGGTAATATCACAATACACATCTGTAATTCCACCACTTATAGCCTTTACTATACCGTTTTTAGAATTTACTGTTGCAATATCCGTATCGTTGGAATACCAATAGTACTTACTACCCCTTATTTTATTGTTTATATTTATGTTATAACTTTCTCCTATACTTAATGCTAAATTATCTACAGTCAAAGATAGATTTTCTTTAGCAAATACAGTATAAGTATTAAATAGTAGAATAGTTACAAGCAACACTATAATTTTCTTCATATTGCCACCTCCTACCATTATTATAGCATTAATTGGCAATACCATCAACATTAATTTGCAGATTAACTCCTCTTTCTTATTTTTTCTATAAAAATCTCCACTCTACTATATCTTAAACACTAGCGTACCTCGTCTAACGTAATCATCGCCATCCAATGTAAATTCGTTAGGGCAATCGGCAGGAAAATCACATAGCGATACATAGGCATCTGTAAGTGTTGCGTGCACTGCTTTATTAGCCACACCGTTAAAATTAAAGTATAGCGGAATAAGCATAATTTTTCCGTCGGGGCGTATAAGTTTATTACTGCTACCTGAATAAAATATTGTAGTGCTTGATATCCCCGTGATGGTTGTTCCATCAGGCTTATACATTTTTAGCCCACTCCCTGTAACTCCTGTGTCTACCATATAGGGATATTCAATATCTCCTAATAATGTAGGAATATACGCACTAACTGCATAGGTTGGATATGATGGTGCTTCATTATAATTTGTGCCACCTAGAAGTAAAAAGTTTGTGTTATACGCAAGGTGAATTTGCCCTGATAAAACTAAGTCAGGATCATACCTTCGTAAAAGAATCGTCAAAAAATCAGTAGAAAACACCTGTTGCCCAATCCCTAAACCAATATAAAAAAAACCTGATGAGCCAGTACTAGCATATAGCACTAAATTGTACGGAACGCCTGTTTTCGATAATATAATAGTCCTTGCAGCATTAGCATATGTTGGTACTGTATCACTAACCACGTCAAAGCCATTTGATACACAAGCACTTTTGACAGCCTCTAACATATACCAATTATAGCTATTTGGTATTGCTGCATTTATATTAATTGTTTCTTTCATATCACACCTCCAATGGGATATAGTCTAATGTCATAGATGGCACCTGAACTGATGTAAGTTTGTTATGTTTTACCCAATTAAGCGTCATTTCAATACCACCTTTGATAATAGTTTTTTGAATTACGCCCTTACTTGCCATTCCCAATATAAATCCATTGTTATATGCTTTTTTTTCTTCTGCTGTCATAGCCCCCTCCTTAATAATTAATCAAAGTATCTCCGACTTTTGTTATATCGCCATCTGCATTATATTCAACGTTTAAACTAGCAGATGAATTATCATCAAAGGTTACGTCAAGTTTTGATATTTGTCCGTTTGACTTGGTTACGTTGATAGACTTCAAGGGTTTTGCTATGTCATCTGAATTAATCTTAACTGTACCGTCTCGATTAATTTGAAAGTTTTGGCTATACAAAATAGTATCCGTACCGTTTGGTCTTAAAAAGTCATTAAATCGTACACTCACACCACCTTCAGATACTAACCCAAACCTAGCGTACCCGTCTGAACGTAAGTGTACTAATGTATTTTGACCATCAGATGCCAACCCTAAATCTATTGCTCCATAACTGGTGTTATACCCACCTTGTCCGTCCATAGATGAGTAAGGACTTATGCGGATAAACTTACCGTTATCTTCATCAAAAATTAGCCCACCATTACCATCTTCATCCTCGGGAACTACATCAAATCCTGCGATTTCACCAGCTACAGCCTTAAAACTCCCGTCTAGCAATATCCTAAAGCCACCATTTGCCGTAATCAAGCCTTCCAACTCTATGTTATCAGCCTTAATTAATACCTGCGTTCCGTCTTCCTCGCTCGACAATTTAAACAGCCCTACATTCCCATCCTTATCCACTTTTAATACAAGCTGGTCAGCTAACTGCTCTATCTCTGTATAAACTCCCTGCTCTATATCTCCTACCGTCTGCACTATACCATCTACATCTTTTTTTATCTTAGCAAACTTACCTTGTAACTGTATTATTTCATTATTTACTCCAAAATTCTGTTCTCTTTCTTCGCTTCCCGGAGCCTCAAATTCATCTTTTAATGCTTGTATACCTGTCAAGGTTCTCTGTAATATATATGATACTACAGTATCTTCCGTGGTAAGCGCTACAGTATCTCCAACCTCTAAGTAAGGCAGTCCGATACTTTCGGCCGTGTATGGCCTGTAAGCCCTGCCAAATATATTTGCAGATACATTTTCAGCGATAGTCTGTAATTCCTCGGCTGCCTTTCCATACAATAAAAAATTACCCTGGATAACGTATGTATTAATGCCCTCTCCGTATATAGCCCCTATATCATCTTCCTCGGACCGTACCTGCAATTTGTCAACTGGCTTAACCTCGTACTCTTCAAATTTTACAGTCATATATATATCTTTTGCAATCTCTTCTGGTGTGCTGTCAATTAACTTTGGCAATACAATCCGTACGAACTTACCTTGTCGATTAATATGACCAAAAGCACCATTCAGTTCTACCGTGGCTTCTAGAACAGTTCTACCGCTTATCTGTGTAGGCTCAATAGTCTTTGTAACAGTCATATCATCATTGGGAAGTGTCTGATTCTCATACTCAATACCCAGGTAATCTAAGAGATTAGCTCTAAATTGAGCTAAAGTGTATGTTTCGTCACCCTCTGGAAACAATCCATTGTACCAGTCAGCCACATTTACATCCAGGTCCGCTAATTTGTCATACGCAATTACATCTTTGAATATCAGGTCATCCTGAAGCTTTGCAGAGTTAACCTTAAACTTGCCCAGGGGGATGACATCACTGTCTCCAATAAGCTGTTTTATAGTAAATTCTCTTCCTTTTAACTCTTCTTGTACATTGGCCAGTTTAAATTTAATCTGAGAAGCCCTACAGGCACCGAATCGGATATCATCATCAGTAATTATGCTTTCTGTTAGTTCAAAGGTATCATCTACAATCTGGTCTGCATAAATGGGATCCATGCCATCAAAGATGATTTCTAGGTCTTTAGGGGTTATTGTATCAGTCAAAGGGAAGCGGTCGTTTCTCAGTATGTTTCTTAGTTCTTCGCTTATACCCAGCATATTTATCACTCCCCATAATCAATTAGTTCGAACTCAACTGCATTATAATAAAAGTTGCCATCTTTATCTATGTGCTTTATCGTATACTCCACATCCGGGACATAAGCTGTAATGGTTTGGTATATATTTCTTTCGTCATTCCAAACCTCACAAACAACCTTATCACGGTTTGGAAAAAAGGACTGAACAATTAGTTTTTGTCCATAGGTGAGGTCATCTATTGTCTTGATTTTTACTGTAGTTCTTTTTACTGGTAATATATTCCTATGCGTTGTTCCCCTACCATCTGTATAGGAATTTTTGTCCTGTCGTCTATCAGGTATATTACTGTATCCTCCTGGTGCCAATAAAGCGTTAGGGAATACAGTACCATTTACCTTTAATACATATCCGTTTCCTGCCATTGTACTCCCTCCTTAGTATGCAAATGCTGATTTACCAGTTTCATTTCTATACTGCTTATCCTGTTTAACTACTTCGCTATGGATCTGTCTGCCTTCCAGGTAAACATTAAGATTTATCGTTCCTGTTCCTGCTCCACCCATCTCCGTCATAGCCTCTTTAAAGGCCTGTTTCATAGCACTAATAGGAGATACGACTTCTGCTTCACGCTTATTATCACCTAGGATTGCTAAAAACTCACCATAGTTTGCAGGTACTACCGTACCGGTTGCCAGTCTAGGTATTTTAGGAGCGGACATCTGCTTAAGATTAAAACCTACAGACTTCCCGCCGATACCAGGTACCCATCCCGGTATTGAGAATCTTATGCTATTAATACCTTTTATAACCGTGTTAATTCCGGTTGTTATGCCTTTAATTAACCCATTTATAATACCGATAATTAGATTAACAGGAGTCTTTACTATACCAACTAGCGCATTCCAAACACCCTTAAATATTCTTTTAATTCCTTCCCATGCTTTTTTCCAATCCCCAGTAAATGTTTTTTCAATAAAAGTAATAATTTTGGTTAGGGTTTTTATAACTTTATTAACTGAATTAAGTATTCCTCCTACAAAATTTCCAAACACCTCAATTAACCAAGATACTATCTTTGCAATTGGCGGCCCAAATTTCTGCACGAACCACTTAACAACTGGGGCTATAAATTTATTGTATATGTTTAATGCGGCATTGGCTAAGGTTGCTACTAAATCAATTATATTGCCGACAAAAGGCTTTAAATGTTTCTGCCATAGCTTATCTACTGTTTTCATAAATGCGTCCCAAATAGGCTTAAGAGTTGTTTTCCATACTTCTTTGATCAAGGTACCTGTCGTCTCAAAGGCTTTTTTAATGTTGTTAATGGTAGGTTTGCCCCATTCGTCCCATTTGCCTTTTACTGTATCCATAAACTCAATCCATATCTTGGTAGACAATCCAAGAGCCGGAGCAACAGCGCCCTTCCATAGCATATCGAATATGCCTTTTAGTTCCTTATGAAAAGCACCTAATATTTGCACTGCTCCAAGTTTAAATTCGGTTAACATCGGCAATCCGGTAGTAATAAAGTTTTTAAGAATAGGAAACACTGCAAGATTCCATATGTCAGATAAGACCATATTAAATGTTTCGAACCAACCATTAAGTATTCCGCCCATAATAAGGCCAATTGATTGCAAGGACGGGATAAGTGTCTTATTAAAATAAGCGAGTAAAGGAGTTCCCAAGGACTGGATGTCTGTAAACATGCTGCTTACAATTTTTTTAAATGTCGCAACATTCGGCGCCATGTCCTCCCAAACAGAAGCCACTACCGGGCCGAATGTTTTTTTAAGCCACCCGCCGAATTCGCTAAATGCGGCTTTTATCCTTGCAACTGATTCAATAATTTTATTACCAATAGCCACTTCTTCAAACATCTGGCTAGGTGTTGGACCCGAATAACTTCCTCCAGATCCACTATCTCCCCCAACTACATTAAGCTTATCTATAGGAGATAAGGCCTTATTTGCTTCCTTTGCCGTCTTCGCTATAGACTTCGCATAATCTACCTGTGCGTCTTTAGCTTTTGTAAAGGTTGTGGCACCGGTTAGCAAGACAGCAAAAAACTGTCCAATTAAGGACAGTGCTTCGGATAAATGGTCAATTAAGATTTTTAATGCAGGAGTTATAACTTGTAATATGGGAGCGAATGCTGTGGCAAAGCTATTTTTTAAAGTCTGTGCAGATGTGGCCAGTATGGACATATCTTTGTTAACCTGTTTGCTATATTGTGCAAGGTTTTGCATTCCTTCTTTGACTGCATTTATTACAGATCTCATTGCCATCCTTATTAATAGCAGCTTAAACATATTAGATAACTTAAAAATGCTTTTTACTAGAGGTATTGAGGTTCTTGTAGTCTTTTTTAAGTTCTCATTTAATTTCCTAGTCGATAGCGAAGTCTTTTTCTGTTGCTTATCAAGTCCAACTAGACTTTTTTTGTAATTATTTAATGCCTGCTCTGCCATGGCTAGTTTCTGATATGCCTCGTCATATTCTTTATCGCCAAAATACAGGCCTTGCTTCTCTAGGTAGTACAAGGCATCTGTATACCTGTCTATTTCATCTATTAGAGCCTGTATACTCACATTAGTAGCATTAATTGAGCCGGTATCGGAAAATGCCCTAGCTGTGCCAATGCCTGCTCTTTTAAGAGAATTGATAACACTATTAAGCCTGTCCTTTAACGTTTTAGTACCCTTTTCAAATCCATCCGTATCTATTTTTGTATCAAACTTTAATGATCCATCAGCCATTTCCTCACCTCGCTATCCGTTTAGGAGTTTTTCTAAGTATTCTTTCTCAGCCTGTTCTTCTTGCGTAAGTCTTGTTTTTATGTCAATCAGGGACTTGTTTTCCCTGTAAAATTCCTGCTCATGTTTTTCTAGTCTTTTCCCTTTATTCTTTTTCTGCCTAATATTAATCACAGTTGACAGCAGTCCTTCTCCAATTTCATTAAAGTATCCCAAAAATGTCCACCAGTGTATGTACTCTGCTGCTCTTGTTTCCTTACCGGCAACTTTATTTACTGCACTAAATATCATCTGTTCATCCTGTTCCCAGTCAATTATTTTCTTTGATATTTTATATTTGGTATCATCATCCTGGCTACCACCATCTAAAAACCATACAGCCTTGTCATAGGCTTCTTGATAATCATTAAAAGGTATGCTATCAACATCCTCGTACAAGCATTCCATCATGACCCTTGCTTTTTCTTGTTCATTGAGTTCAGGATCATTAAAAGCCTGAAAAATAAGTAGAGCCACCCGGAAGTCACTCCGAATAACTCTGTCCACTCCATTTATATTAAGCGTTATAGGTAATCTACCAATCATATCATTTCACCTGCTTGGTGTATTTACTTATTCGTTTTTCACTTGCTTTCATCTCTGCTTTCAGTTCTTTTTCAATAACCGCCTGTGCTGCAACGATAAACCTTTCGAATAAGGGTACTCCCTTAACCATGGCCAACGGAGATTTATTTCCAAAAACCATATCTGATACAGGACTATCAAAAATATAGTCTATTTGTTCTTTGATAAATTTATTTACTTTTGCAACCGCTTCTGCAGCGATATCTAGTTCATCCGCAGGTTCGCCTTTGCTATCAATTTCTATATCGTTTGTTAGTTCTTGAGTTGACTGCTCTATATTTTTGATTGCTGTGTTAAACCGCTCAATAATAGAAAAGTCTGTTGGATCAAATCTTATTATCTTGTTAGGATCATCATTAATCATAAACTCCTTAAATCCATCATCAAAGCGTATACTCTGCATAAAATCCCTCCTTTTATTGTGGGCAGCGGAAGGAGGTAGACCGCCACCCACCTAACTAAAACTTATAAACAAATTAATCAGCAGTAAAGGTCTTTGTTTCTACATCAAAGGTACCTTTAACTCTGTTACCTACATGGTGGATGTTAAACGGTATTTGCACACCGGATGTATCTCCGCCATAGCTTACTACTTCGATAATTGCGTCCTCTCTATAGGCTACAAAAGAGCCTGATTCAACAGGATCTTCTTCCCACAAATGAACCTCAACTACTGTGGTTTTTAAAGCGTCATGTGTTAGTCTCTCATCTGCAATCTTTTGCAGTCTTTCATACAACGGATCGCCGACTACCGCATAATAAGGCTCCACAGCCGATTGCGGTTCATAACCGTCGATTATGGTAGACGCTTCACCCAGAATATTCTGTGTAGTATTGACATTGGCATTCATCTCCACAGTGTACTCTTCCAAATCGGAACCTAATCTTACATAATTAGCTGTGCCTGTAGTGCCTGCGTCAATAAAATGTGCCATCCATTTCCGGGCAATCTTACCTGTAACTTCTGCCATTACAATCCCTCACTTTCTAAATAATATTGAGCATATATCTGTATCTGATAGGTAACTCCATCGTTAATATCACCGGTTGGTACCATATACAACATTGCATTGGCGCTGCTTAGACCAAGGAGTTTACCGGATACAGTTTCATTGTTTATAGTTACTTCGATTGGATCCTCTTGCTTGTACTGCTCTAGCCAGTATGCTAAATCCAATAAAAAAGTACTGTTTGCCAATCGGTCATAATTTGTAAATGACTGATTTAAAGCATACAGTACAAAGTTGTGTTGTCTAACTTGATTGCCAAGGATGTCCTCTTTTACCAAGGTGTCACCTACAGAGGATAAACCGAAATTAGTATGTGTATCATCTGTAAAATCAATATTTATTTCGTTTGCAAACTCTGTTATCTTAGGGTAATCCGTCAGTATGTGTTTTACTAATTCAATTATATTCATTTCGCACCTGCTATCTTTCTAGCCCCTTGAAGTATTTCTTCCTTTTTGTCGGCTTTCATTCGCTCAAACCAAAATGGGCCTGCCATAGGATGTTTGCTTTTGTTGTGAACCAAGTCTCTATCTGTTAGTATTTTCTTTTCGCCCTTTAAAGCCCATGGGCTTCCAGTTGTAGGAGAAATCATGACCTTGCCATAATATTGGAATCTTGCGTAAGGTGTGGCTTGTAATATCTCCCCACTACCTACCCTAGGGACTGCCTTAGCTGACTTGTAGAGCGTTCCTAGTAAATTAGGGGTATAAGGTGTCATAAGCCTAATAACTTCACTATCAATAAATCTTTGCACCTTCCCGTATTCCTCTAGCCCTCTTTCTTTCAGCATTAGGTCAGTTGATTTAATTTCAAGTTTGCCATGTATCATGTAATCACCTACTTACAAGACAATACATAGTGCTGCATGTGCTTACTTCCAAATATTTTAGCATCGCAACTTGATACAGTTACAAATTGGTAATCCTTTTTAAGTTGATTAAGGCTTGCTGATTGAGTGGCCTGCGAAGTGTTATCAATCTCAAATTCAATAATACCCTTTACTATAATGTCTTTACCTGTGGTTATTTTTGCAACAGGCATATTTTCAAGGGGAACGAATATTTTAACACTATCAGCAGTATTTAAACCACTTTTCAAGGTATTGCTTTCTTTGACTTCGTTCCAAAACACATCCTTAATAACTTTTCTTGTATACTTGTTGTCAACGTAAGAATAAAGGGTTATGTCTGCATTTGTATACATTCTATACCCCCTTATATAAGTAACATGTATCGCTTAGCCATGAATAAATGATGTTTCTAATTTTTTTGTTTGAAATGTCCTCTGTTGCTTTGTTGGACTCATAAGATACAGAATACTCTCCAACCTTTTCACTGGTAACGCCTACTGGCTTACTCTTGTTGTGTTCTTCTGTCGTATAAAGATGTTCAGCCACTTCACAACAGCACATCTGTATTTCGTCTTTAAAAGGCTTTGTTTCGTCCACGTTATCAAAGGTGTATTGTTTAATCACTTGCGTGGCTTTTTGTGCGTAAAAAGGGAAAACAGCGGTATCAATGACCGCTTGTCTACCCATTAAGTATTTATCTGTGTAGTATTCTACTGTGGTATAGCTAACCATCAATACCGCCAACCTTTCTAATTTTCGACTTTGTTGTCAATGCGCTCTAGGAAATCACCGCCATATTCCTTTAAGTTCTTAATGGCTTCCTCTGCTCTCTTTACTGTCATGTCAAGTTCTTGACCTTTCTCATATGTTTCTTTTGTGTATTTATCCCTAAAGGTTTTTAATACTTTATACTTTGCCATTTAATCACCCTTTCTTAAGCTTCTGGTGTTGGCTCTGTTAAGGTAGCTTTTAGAATAGCTTTTTTGTTCTTCTCTGGGATATACTTTCCTAGTTTACCTGCTCCCTGTAATGCTACTCCTGCAAAGTCCTCGGAGTCCATTGTTCTTGCAACCGGAATGCCAATCCCCGCAACTCCAACATTATCGGCTACAAAGTAAGCTTGCTCGCCTTCCTGGAATTTGTCGTCTGGTAATTCCACCAGTACAAACCCCTTAAACTTATATATAGATTGTTCATCAATGTTTGCAGATGAGTTTTTGTCAGTTGTTGCTAATTTGGAATCAATAAGGAAGTTATAAATATCTGCGTTTACATAAGCTACCCATGCAACGCTATTAGATACTTTATTGTTTACAAATTTCTTTCTTGCATCTGCAAATAGCTTAGTAACGCCTTCTTCTGTTAGTTCGCCTGTTAAGGTTTCGTCTGCATTGTCGGATAATTCTTTGCTCATAACCGCGTCATAGTTCTCTGCCCATGCTACAGCGTGTAATGCTAGTCTTTCAGCCACTACTTGCTCAGGGATATCGTTAACAGTATAGCTGTCAATCCCCTCATGAATTGCCAAAGGCGTGTCGAAAGGCACTTGTACATCAACAGATTTAACTTCTTTTCTAGGCCCAAATCTGCTTGTGCTTCCTGTTCCTGTTCCAAAACCTACATTTTCACCAGTGTTATAATTCTGAATAACTACATCTGTATCTGAAATCTTTAGGTTTAAAAAGTTTGAATCAGCCTCTGCACCTTCGATAGTTTGAATTTCACCACCAAAAGCCCTTAAGAATGCTGATTTGCTCTCAAAAATGTCTTGTAACATTCCTGCGTATTGCTTAGTATATAGTTTTATTGCCATTTTATCTCTCTCCTTTTATTTAGTGAATTTTTTTACAGCTAGTTTGAACGCATCCATACCCTCACCTTTTCCACCGGTAGGGGCTACAGCGTTTTTTATTGGCTCATCTGAACCGAATAAGTAGTCGTTCTCTTCCTTGCAAGATTCAAGCATAGCCTTTATATCAGCCTCTTGATTCTTGCTCTCTTTTAAAGCGTCAATATCAAGCAAGGCTTTAACTGCTTTTACATTCTTAGCACCAAAGGTATTAATTTGGCTTTCCAGTAAGGCATTAAAGTCTCTTTCAGCTAATTCTTTTTGATATTGTTCATCTTTCGTTTTAAGGTCATTCTGTAGTTTTTCGATTTCGCCTTTGAGATTATCTACATCGATGCCCTCAAACTCTTTTAGAGCACTCTGGGCGGTTTCTAGTTGTTCTTTGTAGTTATCCCTTTCAAGTTCAACCTTCCCCAGTTTATCTTGTTCTCTTTTAATGTCTAATCCGTTTAGCCTTTGTACCTCTGCAATTTGTTCCTCGCTTAGTCCTAATGCTACTAAATCTTCTTTTTTCATCTATAATTCCTTCCTTTCACTTTTTAAGTTGTTTTAGGTCTGTAACTATCGACCAAGTGCCGACTATTTTAGGTCTAGTCTCGACCAGGTAGTTTAACGTCATTTCGGACATAAAGATAAGCCGTATCTCTACGACCTAATTTATAAAATCTTCAATTCTAATTTCTTCGATAATACCTTGTTCAAACGTCAAGGTATTCTTAATCTCGATACCTGAATGTTTAAGTTTTCTGTGTAATTCAATGATTACTTGACCCCCGACATTCTCTAGGATTTCAAAGCTGTCACATTTATAGCTATCATTAAACTTATAGTAATTATTATTTTTCATGAAGCTAAATGTAGCTATTGAATAAACATTGACAACATTATCTTTCCTTGTTCTGATAATACAAAAGCCTTTAGTTTTCATGTACTCCTCCTTTTCCAAATAAAATAAGACCTTAACCCCGGTCATGAGGGAGATATTTGGATCACCTAACCTTTCCCGCTTAATATAGTTTTGCGTGTCAAGTCTGGCTCACCTCCTTTATTAATCTTTCTATTTGCCTTAAATAACGTTTATTAGTTGTTACCCTAGTATAACTATTAAGAGTTTTTAAATCCCTTGTAACGGGCAACCTGTGATGTTCTATGTCCTTTTTAATCTTAACTAACACCCTCTTGTGTCTGCTGTGAGTGTGTAAGTCTTTGTTATGGATATTATAAAGTTCCCAAGTATTGTCTTTTTCGTGATGTTGAAGCCTTAGAAAACTCTTAGAGATGTTATCAACTCCCCTATTTCGGTACATATATTCTTTCTCTCTGCTGCGGTAACCCCATTTCCTTGGAGAAGTCAACATATTCTTGCATTGTTGCTCTATACCTGCTTGATACATTCCTTATTTCTTCTTGGTCTGCGTTCCCTTTTTCTAGTAGATAAATATCTCTCTTGTATTTTCGCATTAACCTTTCAAGTTTCCTTTGATGTTGTGTTGCTTCGTACGTTGTGTACTCTCTACCCCTGTACTCTCTCTTTTCATTCTCTTTTGCGTTCATCTCGTCCAGTTCTTCATCAGTCCATTGCCTTTTTGAGATACCTGGTATAAAAGGATAAAAGGTATGCTAATGGTAGCAGTTCCACCCAAGCAAGCCCTCGCCTGTACCATAACCTGTATTTTCTACAAAGTCTGGATATTGTTCTGCCATATACTAACCACCTCCTTTTTACAAAAGAAAAGCCAATGCCATAAGCATTAGCCATTCTATTAGTTTATCAGTTGTTAAAAGTCACCAGTATTTATTCTCCGCTTTCTTTCTTGCATTAATAGCATCTTCTAGATTTTCATGTGTTCCTAAGTCTATGCGTTTACCATTTACACTTATTGTAGCCCTGTATTTACCACTGTCTTTTCTTTTAGACACTCCAGTAACTCCTGTATTATTTGTTTTTCTTACTCGTCTATTTCTAGCCTGAATGGTTTTGTCAACCCACCTACAATTAGACGGTTCGTAATCCCCATTAGTATTTATTCTGTCAAGAGTTAAGTTATCTGCATATCCACTTGCTAAAGCCCACTCTTCAAAAATTTCATAACTACCATTCCATTCATCACAAACATTTATACCTCTACCGCCATATGATGAATAGTTTGAGCAACTTTCTATATTACACCTAGCTTTCATGCTTCTCCATGCGTTATGGAGTTTGGTGCCAGTCATTCCATGAGTTGTTGTTGCTTGCAAACGTCTTTTTTCTCGGAGACACCCACATGATGTTGTTGCTCCTGAACGCAAGTTGCTTATAGTTACCTCTTTTGTTTTTCCGCACTCGCACCTACATAGTGCATTCCTTCTTTTTTCTGTCTTTGATTGAACTAGGTCTATTATGGTGAGTTTTCCGTATCTTTTTCCTACTAAATCTTCTTTTTTATATGCCATTTATACCATCCTTTCAATGATTATATTATACCATTAAAACGGATAGTAAGCAAGGTTATTACTTCACCTATTCCATCTATACACCCTGCCTTGCCATACTTGATGGCTTGGGCGCGCGGTTGCATGCCAGCTGACCTCTACATAGTCAGTTCCCAGTGCCTTCATATTTTGTTCGGTGTTTCGAATTAGCACTTGATTAACTCCTGTCATTAACGCACGTCTTGCAGCAACTTCTATTCTGCTTGTATATCCACTAGCATAATCAACTGTTCGTATTCCGCTATTTGTCATTTCATTTATAGTCTTTTTAAGAGTTGAGTTATAGTCAAAGGCTCCTGATGTTATGTCTACTGTAGCATTGTCTAAAATCCGTTGATAGTACTTCCCGAGTTCCGTAAATTGCATTTTGCCATCTACCTTAATTGAAAACCCCATTGATTGTGTTAAGTTAACCATTTCGCCTTTTGTTTGCTCTCGTATAGCTTCTATATAGGCTTGTAGTTCAAGGTTTTCTTCAAATGGGATAAAAGGCTTTCCGGTAGCCTTATAAAGTTCTTCATCTCTTGCATATCCCTCTTTAATTACATTGTTGTAAATTCTGTCTATTTCTACATTTGACTTATTAAGGGCCTCTTGTATTTCATTCTTAATATCTTGAGATGATATTCCCAATCGACTAAGTGTGTATATTCTCCAATCCGTTGTCCTTGATATATCATTGATCATGTCAATACGTTCTACAACGTCTTCCATGATTCGCATTTCTAAATCACTAAATATTCTCTGTATCTCTAGTGGTAACTTTTCTAATTCTGATGACGAAAACATTTAATCACCTATTCCTGTACTAAGTCGGCTTGTTGTGGTAGGTTTGCCTTTGCAGTTTCTTCATCTTCTCCGAACCATTTAACCCTATATTCCAATAGTGACATAACGCCCATAGCTACATCTTTTCTGTCCTGTTCTCGTTCTTTTTCTTCGTCAATCAAAATGCTATCGTTAAAAATACATACAAAATCATAACCACTGTTTAGTTTTGCGTTATAAAATGCCAGTGCATATACTAAATCTTCTAAACACTCCTTAAGATTTTTCTGTATAGCAGTAACCATGTTATATTTACGTTTCTTGGCTATGGATAATTCTGTAGCTGTCTTTTCAACATATTGAGCGTCTGAAAGGTCTCCGTATGACAATGACGTGTTAAATTCTATCCGTCTAAGCATTGCATTAAGGCCATTAATGATGTTTTCATCTCTAAACTCTGGGCTATATTCCTTGTAAAGTTCCTCGTTTTGACCAGGTTGAAGGTTAAGCCCTTTATATAACCTTTTATTAAGCTCTGGCATTTTCCAACTTGTTCGCCCGCCGTCAATAGTAGCTTGTGATTGCATTGCCGCTATATCCACATGGATTACTCTTTCGCCACTTTCAAACTCCCATTCTAAGCGTCCAAATTGCTTATCTGTCTTTTTAATTAAATCTATTGCGCTATCAAATATAGACACTCCACAAAATGAACCGTCAATGTTGTTTTTAATGGGATTTCTGTAATATCCAAAGTCAGGCTTTTCTACTCCTGGGTAATACATTTCTTCTGGCAAGTTAGCCCATTCATCTATGGTACTAAGTGGCACCTGTTTGCCTATAGTGGTATTGCTGGCACTATGATATGCCTTGTTGGTTATCAGTAACCCTGTCTTATCTAGCTTGTGCCTTTCGAACCTGTAGTAGTAGCTGTTTGCCTTCTCTTTCTTTGTCTCTATAAAAATTACATCTATTAATCTCCCTCTAGAATCAAATTTAACCGGTATAAATCTATCAGCTGTTACATATTCAACTTTGTTTTCGCCTAAAGGTTTAATTATGAATGAACCTAATGCTAGTCCGCTTTGCAAATTCTCATTTAAATCCTGTATTGCATCTTGATATATCTCGTCTAACTTATCATTAGATACGGAAGTTTCCATTTCGTTCAGGCACACGTTAGCAAATTCTCTACATATGCCTTGTTCTAATCGCAACGAACTAACATAATCATCCACCCATGGAGCATTCCCCTGGTTCATTTTTGCCCACAACTCAATGCGTTCTATCATTGCGTCTGTAAAGGCTACATCTTCTTTAATTGTTTCTTGTATTGTTTTTATGGGAAACATTTTTCTAAACACCCCCTTCACAAAGTTTTTTATGCCATCAAACATTATTGCCCCCTCCTCTTCCATACAGGGTTCATTGCGTATCTTACGCTGTCTATTGCGTGGTTGTCTTTATCTGGATAACCACTTATGATATTTCCTTCTTTATCTCTTTCGTACTCGTAATTCAGGAATTCGTTGGCTGTATAAGGACATCTTGAATTATCAATGATTATCTCCGTTAATGATTGTAGCCACTTCATGGAATAATCAACTGACCCTGGTCCTTTTTCTGCTCCCCTTGCTAACAGTCCATATGATTTATAGTCACCTATTGATTTAGGCTCTGCACTATCACATGTGATTATGTCGTTTGCAGTAATACCCATTTCAATTAATTTATCAGCAGTTTGTCTATTAGATTGTTTGTTGCATCTGTATTCCATAAATATATAAAGCTTATGCCTAGCTGCATCATAATGCATACGTGAGAAGTGATATGGGTCTGGATACCAGCCCCAGTCAATACCGTTATATAAGCGGTCAAATTGTGCTATTTCTTTATCTGTGATCTCTCTAATAGTCACATTATCAAAAATATTACCGCCTGTACCGTTAGCTACGCCCATATATTCATTTTCATAGGCCACTGGATTAACTTCTTTGAGCCATTCCGCTTCGTCTATAAATGGCTTACCTAGCCATTGCTTCGGAACGTCTAAATAAGTACTGTGCGTTACTAACCTTGTGGTTTTAGGTATCTTAATATACTTGTTAGCCCAATTATTTGCGCTCTTAGGAGGGTTAAAGGATTTAAAGATATATGCTTTCTCGCCACCACGGATAACGGATTGTTCAATCTTTCTAACTGCTTCCTCACCAGTAAATTGGTCTAACTCCTCTAACCATAGGACAGCTATATATCCAAAAGGCACTTTGATTGACTTAACCTTGCCTGGATCGTCAGCACCACGGAAGTAAATCTTTTGACCTGTTGACTTTCTTGTAATTTCTAATGGGCTAACTGTACAGTGGAACTCTTCTTCTAAATCCAATGCAGAAATCGCCCACATAATCTGTTGATATACTGAACTTCTTAGCGTATCTGCAACTTGTCTCATTACTACTGCGTGTGCTTCCTCGTTCTTCATAATCAGATCTATTACTTGTAAACTGATAAAGGATGATTTTGTGGAACCACGACCGCCGGGGAATACATATTCGTTATAGTCTCTGTTTTGAATATTAAATACTACTGGTGCGAATGCAGGCGCTACCATTGTTGCTGGTATTCCAGTATACTTGATACCCTCTGTAGGCTCATCTGGTTCTAGCTTCTTCTGTTCTAATTCCAGTTTCTTTTTGTCAAATTCGATTTTATGCCTATCTAATGGGTTTACTAAGAAGTATTTAGTTAGCCAGTCAAGAGACTTTTGCTTATCTGCTAGTTTAACAGTTATCCCTCCGGGGCCCTTTTTTATCTCTTGTATTAGTTGCGTATCTGTGCTGTTGGAATCTTTCAGATTGACCACGTTATATTTAAACGGTCCATCTTCTCCCTCTGTTTCTTCTTGGCCAAACGATAGGTAGTTTCCTATGTCTGAAAATGCTATTCGCATATGATATTCCACTAAATCTGTTTCATTTGCGACTATCTGTTGACGTTTTATTTCGTTAAGCCTTTGTATTTCTGCTTTTATCTTAGGATTTCTTAGATGATTGCTTCCTTCGACCATGGCTGTTTCATAACTGCAACCATATGCTTTTAAATAGCTTTGTGTAGCATTAAATGTCTTGCTGTAATAAATACAAAAAAGCCTTTGTTGATGGGTAAGGTCTTCATTCATCATAGTTTCTCTTGTTCCATCATCAAAAACCTTCTTCTTTTTCGTTGCGTTGCCTTTATTTGTTGCAACGTTGCGTTGCCACTTTTCTCTATTCTTTCTGCTGCGTACAGTGGAGGTTTTTAGATTGTGCTTATCTGCTAGATCCACAAATGTTATATCACTTGTTTCCCATTCTTCTCTTATCTTTTTCCAGTCTGTCATTTCACATCACCTTCCACCTCCGATTTTAGGTATTAAAAAGCACCTACAATTAAGTAAGTGCCTATCTATGCTATCTTGCCTTTACAGTTCCTTTTTCTTTTGGTATATCTAAAAGGGAAATGTTTTGCAATAACTATCTTTTATAGACTTCTGCCCACCTTTTATAGTCTATGCCCCCAGCAACTTAGCGTTTGTCTAAGTGCCACTCCCAATTAATTATTCTGTATATTTAAGTCCATCTTCTAATTCTATTCTTTTAATTTCCCTGTCTAAATACCATATAGCTTTTTTAAGGTCTGTTATATAGTCTCCCTTTTTGCCTGCTCTGCTTATGTTCTTAATTGCATTGCCTAATAGGTACATCTCCATTGCCATACTTTTTCCCAGAATACTTTACGGTAATATCTACATCCTTTGCAGCCTTTTGTTTTGCGTTTGGATACAGATGTTTTTGCCTGACATTTCATATAATCACCTCTAAGTGAATAATCGCTTGATATTCATTTGCAGGTGAATATTATAGGTCTATACTTTGATTCTCTATCTCGTCTATTTCCTTATTTACTCTCTTTCTCCAGTCGCTTATCTCTCGTTCTATTTGGTATAACAACCTTGTTATTGTTAGTAGTTTTTCTTTTCTCTTTGACAAGTCAGTTTCTTCTGCTAGGGTTTCTTTTATAAGATCTTCTATTCTTTTCATTGTTCCCCTCCTAGGCTTTCTATTAAGTGATTTATATACCACTTGGCTTTGTGCAGGTCTTCTACTCCGTTTTTCTGCTTCCACCTCCATAAATACTTAATTGCGTTGCCTGTGCATACCGCTTCTACACCTGTTAGGTTAACTGTTGCACTTTCTATTGCGTCTATGCATTCTATCTTGCCAGCTGTGTAATGTGTAGGATGATTGATTTTATCTGTCGAAATAGGATTTGGCATTCTTATCCCTCCTATAATCTTGCGTCTGCACGTTTCTTTCTTCCATTCAGATAAATTATTGGCGCATGTGTACTGTTTGGTTTATACTCATATTCTTCGCCATATCCGCCATAGATTAAGGCTGATGATGTGTTCACGAATAGCTTTGTAACGTGTCTTGCTGTACTGTTAATGTTGTCTACCCTGTAAAATCCTTGCTTCATTATCAAGGGTAAATGAGTGTGACTATGAATATACACATCTGCGTCAACTATACTTGCCATGTCTGCCAGTCTTATAGCTTTGGCACCTTCTTTTCTTCCCCCACCGCTACCATGGTTAGTATATATCGAATACCATTGTTTGCGCTTTCTGTCTTTGTTCCATCCAAATCTGATAAAAATTAGGTTTCCGGCTCTTGAATATTTGTCTAGCAAAAATAGTTCTCTTGCTACTATCTCTGTTAGGTCTATGCCTTCTTTGCGATAGGTTCTTTTTTCGTGGTTGCCGCTCTGGATGGCTAGGATTTTATCTTTAATTGGCTTTAACAACTCTACCGCTTGTCCTATCTGTTGCATAGGCGTCAACTGTTCTGCGTAACTATCCGAGATGGATGTTTTTGTTGCATTGTTCATTAAGTCGCCGTTTAGGATACAATAGGCATTCGGTGTATTTTTAATGGCTTCTATTTGTCTATTTATCTCTTGATAATCACAAAATTTATCACCCATATGTAAATCTGCTAGAGTATGTATTTCTATTTCCGTCAATTCTTTTGGCAGGTCTATTTTGATACAATTCATATTTTCACCCATCTTTCATGCAAAAGGCACCCTATCCTTTAGTCATTGGTATCTGGCAAGAATGACCGTTAAATAGAATGCCTTTTCTGTATTTGCCCCTGTGGTCTATAAGGAGGAGGATATGACACACTCTTGTTTGTAATTTCTCATACTATCATTAAAACCTATATGTATGTCCCTTGTGTTACCCTTTTATACAATATCTAGCGTTTTTCGGAAAGTATTTTAAAGAACAGTCTTCTCGCTTCGTAGAATTGCCTTCTTCCCATTGGCACAATCATATATTCATATGGTACGCCTTCGGTTACGTTTTTGAGAATCTGCTGATACACTTCGGGACATGCTTGCATGGCTGCTTGCTCTATTAATTCGTTTTCTTCTCTTAGTCTTAGTATTTTTTCAGCTTTTCTAAATGTCGGGTCACTTGTCGAGTTTCCCCTTGGCATCCCATCTTGCACTACTTCGGATAATCCTCTAAGAAAATTGATTTCTTTTTCCCTCTCCCAATACTGCTTGCAAAAATAATACAACTCTTGATATTTGTTTTTGCTTATGTTGTATTTGTTCAATCTTAATGTTCTTCTGCTTGGCAACTTCTCACCCCTTTAGTATT